AAAAATAGCCCTGGAGATGATAAGTAATTATGCAATGTCAGTTAATAATCAATCTCGTACTGTAGGTATTTATAAAATTACCTGTATCCCAAATGGAAAAATATATGTTGGTTCGTCTGTAGATGTGCACAGAAGGTGGGGACTACATAGAACTCATCTTAATACCGGAAAGCATAACAACAAGTATCTGTTAAGAGCTTTTGAGAAATACGGAAAAGAATCTTTCATGTGGGAAGTAATTGAAGAATGCTCTCAAAACATCTTATGGGAAAGGGAACAATACTATTTAGATACTCTCCAACCTTTTAATGAAAAGGGATATAATAGCGCTAGAGTAGTAAAAGCTCCAATGACTGGAAAGAAGCATACTCTAGAAGATAGACAAAGAATGTCCATAATTCAAAAAGCTAGAAATTACAAACATACTGATGAATGGAAAAAAGCAAATTCTCTTCGACATAAAGGCAAAAAACGTAGCGAAGAATGGTGTGCCAATCTTAGATCAAAAATGAAAGGAAGACCCAAGTCAGAAGAACATAAAGCAAAAGTTAAAGAGTTTCAATCCTCTCCTGAAATGGTAAAGATAAAAAGCGAAAGAATGGAAAGAGTTTGGGCAGAAAGGCGATTGGGAAAGGATTGTTATATGTATATGATTGCTTTGTACGCTCTCCGTTGCGGAATTATACTTTCTGAGAAATGGAAAGGAAAAATAGCATCCGAACAAAAAAGATCAAATCAATCAAAAGCTCAACTAAATCCAGAACTCCAAAAGCAAAAATCAGAAGCTCAAATTAAAAGATGGAAAACGTGGCATCAAGGAAGAGACCAGTTTTTCTTTTTGGTTGCCCTACATGCTATTCGTTGTGGGATTAAGCTTTAATAAAAGTAGCAGTACTTCCTTTTCCTTGTTTAATTACTAGTCCTTCGTTTACAACTTCTCTCATTAGGGTCGTAAGATATCCTCCATTAACTTGAGTCTCTTTAACAATGTCTGCAATAGTTTTGTTGGTATCAAGAATGCTTAACACGGCATCTCTTTTGCTTGGGCCCTTGTTACCTTTCTTAGGAGTTTCAATAGGGGACTCTACTTCTACTGCTTCAAAGTCATATCCTCTAGAACTAAAAGAGAATGTAGTAATCACACAAGCTCCGAAACGATTCTTGTGAGCTATCAAGTCACGAAGACCATCATCTTCCTTGTTCTTCTCCAAAGAGAAATGAGCGTCAATTGCATGTACTAGCTCAGTACCACCACGATAGTTTCCATCCTTAGTACAATGCTGAATGATCAACATACATACTTCACGTTCCTTTGCAAGCTTGACTAACTTGCTGATAACATAACTTTCCTTTTCTTTGCTCTTCATTTTCTTTTGCTTTGTTGCAATAGTAGGAAAACTATCTAGAACAATAAAGTCAAATCCATGCTCTATAACAGCTTGTTCGATATCTTCTATGTAGGTAAGATTAGCAACAGGAACACTAAGAGCTTGAACTCTTCGTGCTGCAAGACTGATCTGAATGATAGTCTCTTCTCCAGAAATGTATGCAGTCTTTTTTCCAGAATCTTCTAAAGACTGAAGAAGCTGAAGAGCAAGAGTTGATTTTCCAAGTCCTGCGGTTGCTGCTAACATAATAACACTACCTGGAAGAAATCCTTGTCCTCCAAAAGCATTATCAAGATCTTCAATACCGGTCTTGAATTTCCTAAAATAGATTCCAGGAATCTCAACTTCTGAAGCTCTAGTGAAGTTTTTGCAAGTTGTGTTAGTAATGACATCCATACGTTATAGTATAAAAGGTTGAAGTGGACAGCTCAAGCAAGATCTCCTGTGCCGCTCTTTGGCAGGAAGGAGTTGCTCTCTCAATCATCAAAAATCTTAAAAATAATTCGTGGACATTTCAAGAAAAAACTTTAGAGTGAGATAATTACCTGTATGGAATTTGAAAAACTTATTAACAGCATCTTGAATGAAGTATCTCAACCTTTTACTGGTCATGATGATTATACCAAAAGAGCAATGGCCTCTAAACGATATAATCCAGGAAGAGAAGCCGGAGGAAGTATGATGAGTCAATCCGCAAGAGAGGAAGAACAGCAAGCAGGATCAGGTCATGATGAACATCCTCGAACTTCTTCAGACAGGTTTCAATACTTGATTGTACATAATGGAAAAAAGTTTGGTTTTAATAGAACAAGAGGAGACAGAGGAATGTATCCTGCTGAACTTGTGGCTAAAGCAAAAGAACTTGGAATAAAAACTTTAATTGGTAATCCTAATATAATCAAACAACGGTAGCTTAAAAGGTACGGTTTTACTCAAATCCGTCCTTCTGAGAGTATTCAAAACAGATTGAGGAAGATGTTAGTTTGCAGCTTCCCTAGAATTCTTTATTGTTCTTGTTAAATAATTCCATGAGTAAATTTGATCTAATATTTGAAAAAACTATGAGGTCTTTGAGAGAACAAGAACAAAGACCAAACCAAGACTTAGAACTTAACATTCGAACTCTTGTGCTTAAACTTCAGGATCCAACCAACAAATATATTGGAAGAGACCGTACAGCAGAAGATATTACAAAAGATATTATAAAAAATGATAACATTCTTGATATTGGAGCTGATGAATTAAGTTATCTTCCAAAGATTCGTTTACATTTTAGTCAATCCACGGATGTAGATGACTTTAATGTAGTTGCTGCAGTACTGGCAACGACCAATAATGCCATTACAGAAAAACAAAAGAAATTTACAGGTGCTGAATCTCCAGAATCAATTTGCGATAATGTAGTTGCTTATTTAGATAAAGTTAAGATGGAATCTACTTCTGGAGCTGCGGCTGTAAAGAGTCTTCCAGGAGAAGAAGGTGGAGCACAACCAGGAAATACAGGAGAGACAGCATTACCAGTTGGTACTCCTCCACAACCTGCAGCTCCTCCTCAACAATAATTAAAATCTAATGGCTGCGGAAAATAAAGGAACTCCTGTTGATTTTCTTGATTTATTCTTATCGAGACCAGCTTCTGCTATCCCAAAAGGAGCTCAATGGGCAGTTGTGTTTAATGATTTAGAAGGTAATATTCTTCCAGCAATAAGTCTTGCATATCAGAGAGAACCAAACGGGTCCAATAGATGGAAAACAGAAGACGCTGCCTCTACTGTTTTAACAAACGACTATCAAGAAAGATATGGTTGTATGTTTTGTCAAGCAGTTGCTCTTCCTGGAGAAGGATTCACTGCTGTGTCAGAAGGAAGTATAAAGTCTAACGCTTTTATTAGATCATATGTTCGAGCTGGAAGAAATGATTTTCCAATAATGAGGATGACGTTTATCGACACTCATATTTCATTTACAGATTCTTTTCTTCGGGGATGGGCTTTAGCTACAGCAAATTTTGGGATGATTGCGAGAAGTGGAGGAGAGAATTACAGAACAGACGTGACTTGTTATAAGTTTGGAATCACTCCTTCCGGCCCTGTGATTATTCAGCAGATGACGTTTGAAGGAATATGTTGCATAAGCGTATCAGAAGAAGAATACAATTATGATGTCACATCCTCCTTTGTAAAGAGAGAAGCTCAGTTTGCATATCATAATTACAGTGTTGATACTGTTTCTCAAAATTCTTCAGACTTCTTAGGAAATGGAGGAGGATATCAAGATAGTGGCTCATTTGGATTATTCTAATCATGAAGTTTTTATCGGAACTTTCTAAAGAAACTTTAATTTGTTCTGAATTACAAGTTAGAGATTATAAAAGTATTTTAAAATGTTCATATGGAGATGAAGTAAATCCAAGAATATTTGCTGAAACAATTTGTGATATCTTTATGAAACTCACAAATAAATCTACAGAGTATTTTAAAAAACTCAATGCAATAGATTTATTTTGTTTGCTTTTAGATACTAGAATTAATTCTCAAGGAAACATTTGTAAAGTTTTAGTTACAAAAGATTCAAAACAAATGACTTTAGAGTTGAATCTGGAACATATAAAAACAGATATTAAATCAATATACAACAATCTGTTTACAACAATTGAGCAAAACAATATAGAAATTGTTTTTGGATGTCCTTCAGTAGAGAGATTGTTGCAACCAACTCAAAATGAATATCTATCTTTTATAACAGGAACATACATCAAACAAAATGATACAAAGAAGTTTATTGAAATAGCAACAAATGAACAAGCAGAATTACTATTTGATAAAATTTCTCCAAAAACATTTTTAAAAATAATTGATAATTTTAATAAATTTGTTGAAACTGCTACTAAAACAAATCTTCTTTCTCGGTACGGAGTTAAAGACCAACAGCTGGTATTTGTTCCTTCTTTAGATTCTTTAATATGGTTTACTAAATTAATGTTCAATGAACCTCTGGAAACATTTTATGATAATTTGTTTTATTTGTCTCTTCACGGACATATGTCTTCCGAATATGTAGAGAATTGTGTAGTGGGAGAATACAACTATTTTGTTAACTGTTTATTAAGAACCCAATCAGCTAAAGATTCTGGAGAAAAGCAAGAT